TTTGAGGTTGTTTCAACCTTGGGCTCTTCTTCCTTTGGAACCGATTCAGGCTTTTGGGCTTCGACCGGAGGGGTCTTGGCTTGGAGCTTGGCAATGCGGGCGGACAGGAAATCCTTATCCGACATTGGCTTGTTTTCCACGGATGCTTTAACGTCTTCCGAGTTGGACGTAGTGACTTCAGACATGGTTATGTTTTGTCGCCCTCTTTACGCCGAGGCGTCTGCGAAAATCGGATAATAGCAGGTTTTACTGCTCAACCGTGCGCCACTTTTCCTGCGCAACCTTGTATTGGCCAACATCAAGCACTTCATCTAGCGCCAAAATGCGTCCGCTAATTTGCTGCAAACGCTCTGTGGGAATATCGTGAAGTTGCCTGACCCAAAATTCTCGCCCTTCGTGTACTTCTTTTAGAAAGAGATAGAAGTCTTTGCTGTTATGAAGCCGCTCTACAATTTTGCCTTCAATCATACTTGGTTAAGATTCTGAGTCTGCATATTGCCCATTTGGGCGGGCGCTGTTCCAACTCGTCCAATTTGCGCATTCTGAGCCTGCTGCATTTGGAACTGATACTGATCCACGTACTTCTTAAAGCGGGCCTGAAATGCCTTATCGCTTTGAAGACGCTGCATAACGTCGGGTTGTTGAACGTACTGCTGGATTGTCTGCATTGCGATTTGAGCGCCATTGGGCTGCGCACCCACCTCAATGCCAGCGTAAATCTTAGAAAGGTCGTCCGTAACCTTCTTAACGATTTGCTCTTGCGCCTGCTGCGCGGGCTGAAGAACAGCATCCGCAAGCATGGGATTAATCGTATAAGCAACTACCTCAAGCAAGTCGCCCATCTTCATACGGCCCTCGGTATCAATTTGCTTTAGACCAACAAATTGCTGCACCTGCTGCTCGACGTTTTCGGGGTCCGTATTAAGGACATCAAAGTTAATGATGATGTCAAAGTTCTCGTCGGCACTACCACGCGAAAACTTCATGGGATCGGACACTCCAGTAACCCTGAAAAAGACTTCTTCCGGTCCAAACCGCTGATAGCACTTAAACGTCATCCGCAGGACATCGCGCACATGGCTAAGAAATTTGTCCACGAAGTATTGCTGGCGAATGCGAGCCAACGGGTTCTCCATGTCCAATCCCATAATGCGATTGGCCTCAGTAATGAGTGTTTGCTCAATCTCAACCGATCCGGCATTAAACGGAGGAACAGGACCGAACTGAATCTCGCCTTGGCGGCGATAGGGAATGCGCACTGCCGGACCCCAATCCGTAGGAGGACTTCCAGCGGGGTGCATCAACGGCGGAACCGTAGCCAAGCTATTCCGGTCAATGCGACTATCGCGCTCTACTTTAACCTGCCATTGTAGGCCGCGAAGCTGTTCTGGGATCGTAGCGAGTTCGTATAGACGCTTGTTGTCCTCGCCCATTTTGGTAACGATAAACGGATAGTCGTCGTATCCATTAAGCAATTCGTGCTTGGCGTACTTAGGCTCGTTCTGGTTCCCCGTGTAACGCGGATGGAAAACGGTACAATAGATACCCTGCGACCCATCATCCTCAGAAACAAGTCGCTGATAGCAGTAGAGAATTTCGTAAAGCTCATTGGTTTGTTCATTAGACCAACGCGATTTGCGGGTTGTGGTCCGCTGGTCATCCATATCTGCGGATGTCGCGTATTTTTCAATTACATTATCAACCCAATCCTCGTCCCAGTCTTCTGTGACAACCTTGTTCTTAAGCTCCTGCGCAGTCATTAGCACTCGCCAAAAACAATATGGAGCCTTTTGAGGGTCGGTTGTGTATGCAGGGAAAAACACATCACCATCCGGCGCAACAGCAGAAACCTTTGGATTATTTACCGTTTGACGAACCGTAGGAAGTTCAGCCTCCCCATTGCTACGCAAATCGCTAATAGCACGCTTAATTCGCTTATCAGAAATGCCAGCAAACTGAGACTTAAAAATACTAACAAGCTTTACGTCGTTAGTCTTATCAATAATCATCTTGTGCAAATCGGGGCTGATTTGCGCAATTTGATTAAGATCGAGACGTTGAAGATAGGTGCGTTTTTCTTTTTCCCATCCAACATGGGTAATCATAATGCCACGCTCAAGCATGTAGTTGGAACCAAGTTCCATCTGGCGCTTGAAGTCGGGGATGTAGGACGAAACCATCCACTTCAAAAATGCACTAACAACCTTTGCCCTGCCAATGTCTCCTACTTCAACAGGGTAGGCGCGAATGTTGGCCCTATTAAGGGCTGACATAAACAGAGCAACATAGGTGTTGATGCGCTCTTCAATCAACTGAACCTCAGTATCAGCAGCATCCTTCCAAGGAAACGCATCCGCCCCCTTTTTACGCAAATCCTTGGACTTGCCAGCCCAAATATTACGCCGATAGTCATAACTGTCCCGTGTGCTGGTTAAATACCAGTTAAGGTCGTTAATAGTACGGTCGTATGCACTCTTCAGGGTAAGCACATCGGGGTCGTCCTGAACAAATGTAAGTGCCTCTGAAGGTTTAACGGGTTGCATTTAGTTTGCGTTGAAGTTGTTTGATGATTTGATGCGTAAAGCCTTTATCCATCCCTATTTTATCAGCAAGAACTTCAGGAGGAATAGGCTGATACTGTGCGCGAAGCGTTCTGGTTAAAATCTCAAATCCAAGCAAACGATCCATCTGTTCAGCTTGCCACTCGGGATCAAGTGTTATATCAATCTCCGAGCGTTTCATGTCGATAGCTGACTCCTCCGTTTGCATCCTTGATTACGTGAACATAGATTTGCTTATTCATAAGCCTACCATGAAGGCGGCGTGGAATAGCTACTGGAACAATCTCTTCAACACCAGCCACTTTGCAATAGAGCCAGCGGGGATTGGGTGCATTCTTAATCGCTCGGGCCTTGCGCCGGTCTGGAAGGGCAAGCGGAACTCTAATTGCCAGCTTAATCTTCTCAATCCCTTCTTCCGTGATGAACTTAGTTCCGTCCTTAACATACTGCTCAACCGAACTAAGCTTGTCTGACGACAGCTTAACCAGTTTTTGAGTAGTTGTTTTGAGTTCTTCGCTGAGTTGCTTAATTGAAATATCCATGATGGGTTAGTATGCTCGTTGAACTTTCTTAACAATGGGGTTGGGCTCTACATACCTAATCCCATCAATTGCAGCGTATCGTATTACGTCAATTGGGTCTTTCCATGCTTCATCTGGACCCTGCTCTCCGGTGTATTCCGTTAGAGCTGAAATGATGTTTTCGCACCTGTCCGAAATATAGAAGTGTGGTCTATTGAGTGCATCAATTGGCACTTTTCGGTTGTACGACATTTTGCTTTGGATGGCTTGGATTCCATCCTCAATATCTAAACCGGGCGCTGGAACAAATACAAGACCATTATCAGCAAGGTCTTCTATGATTGAGGACGCTCCGTTTTGCGTTTGATACTTAGCCGCTCCCAGTCGCGGGTCAATAAGCCGCTCAAAAACGGTGTCTGACGTTTCAGCCTCAAGCGTAGTGATTAGATCAACATAATCCTTAATCCCATAACCAAGCCCCTTGGCTCCTTCCCCGCCAATCCACTTGCCGCCATGCCACCTAGCCCAATCTCCAATGCCTACATCCGGCCATTCCCGATAGACGTAATAGGTGTCTGTTTGATCCACTGCAATCCAAGCCATGAACCAGTTCTTCCTACCGGCGGGGTCTAGGATCATGTACTTAGTTACACCATCCTTTGGAATCTGAGATGGTTTTATAACATTCACTTCCCGATTGAAGTTGGGGAACTTGGTGGAAAGTGATTTGGTAGCAATTCCGTAAGCTCTGGTTAGGATTTCATCATCCGGTCTTCCTTTTAGATCGTTAGCAATACGCTCATATCCGCCAAACGGATTGTCTTTTGAGTGGAAATAGACAATGGCCGCATCGCGGTTCTTTGATTTCTGGATATACGGAACCTTCCGATTGAGCAGTTCCGCATCCTTACTTTCTAGTGTTTGCGCACCCTGAACATAGTCACGAACCACTTCAGTGTAGCCATCAATAGGCGTAAAAGTAATGAGCAGCTTACTATTACGGGTAGCAAGACGAAAGCGAAGAGTAGCCAGAAGCTCAGGGCCAATAAGGTACTCATCACACCAAGCCCCAATGTTAATCCAGTTAGGACTGCGACAACCCAATTCCGCACCCTCAAGAATGGTGTCGTTATTAAGAAATTGTGCATATGTCTTAAAGATGATGGAGCTCTTGCTGTTGGGCAGGATTAGGCTGGATTTGCTAAATCCGTTCTTTCTCGTATAGGATATGTTTTCCTCGGTTCCAAGTACCTTCACCCGATACTCCTCTGGCAAAGCATCATAAATTGCGCCCTGCTGCTGACGGATGGAAACATCCGCATTTTGCGCAAAGCACATGATGGTGGAGTTGGGGTTTTCCACCGCAGCCTTAACTACAGCATGTGCCGCCCACGTAGTCTTGCCACTTCGATTGCCACCGCTTACCAGTAATTCCGAATTGGTTAATAGTTGATCCTCTGCATCCTTCCAGTGCGGCAACTTCCAGCCATACCTATAAGGATCGCGCTTGCTGTTTGCAATGGCTGAATGATAGACCTCATGCAGCTTTATCAAGTCAGACGGCTCCATCTGAGCCATCTCCCCGTCCGTGGGAGGTACGAGTATTTCGTGCTTCTCCCAACTTAAACTCATTTATTTACCTCGGTTACATTCACCTCAACCGAGGAAGCCTTAAGTTTGGCTCTTGCCTCCGCAATGGCCTTCATCGCATCTTCAAGACTAGGGGCACCCGACTTATGCTCCACCACCACCTTATTCTCCCCAATTGCAGCCATATACTTGTCCTGCGCAATACCCCAAGGAAGCGTCAGATCACGGATGTTGGTACGCGCAAGCTGCTCGGGGTCTTCAGCCAGCATCCTCATCTTCTCCTTCTGAAGCAGTCTAAGCCCCTCCGCAATCTCCAAAGCATCCTCCGCAAGCTCCTTGCGTCGTTCATCCACAGCCAAACTATGCCGACTCTTAAGCCTAGAAATAGTCTCCCATTTTAAACCAGTCTCCTTGGCAATAGCATTAAAGCTATCTCCATCACACAAACGCTCCAAAACCTTAGCCGCCAACTCGGGATCACGCCTCTCCAAAAAGTTTCCCGTCCTGTTCGCTTCCTTCGCTACAGATAGGGCTAGATTGGATTTTACGGGCTTTCGGGGCATAATGAGGGTCTAGACACTGGGTGGGCATGGTCAAGCTTTTAAAACGCAAAGGGGGGCTTTTTAGGGAAATTTTTTAAAGGGGAAGTTGACCAGTCCTATTT